TACCGAGAGATGGTGGATGAAGCACAACCTACAGGAGAAGACGTATCATTTTATAAAGACTTTGATACATACATGAAAAAACTAGACCCTATCCTTGGATACATGTCTAGTAGATTCGGTGCTGATAATGCTGACCGAATGATGAACGAGTTCTTCTTTCCTTACGCTGATGAAAACAGATGAAGTACTGGGTCATCCGTTATGGATGTTACCTGTAATGATGTTAGCAATACTATTGTTAATAGAGGGTCTTCATACCTCTGCTCACTTACATCAAAAGTTAGATGTACATGGTATCTGTAGGCAGAACAAAGAGTACATTGAGAGTAAAGAAAATGACTACTAAATATTACAACTAAAGGTATACAATGACAGATTCAAACATCCAACCACCTAATACTGGTGCTGGTATTCCAGACTCAGTAGTACCAGGAACAGACGTAACTTATACTACACCTGCTGGTTTATATCCAGAGACTACTGATCCAAATCAGGACATAGTTATTACAACTGGAACAGCAGCAGATACATACACTGTTGATCCTAACTCACCACCATATGATAGCACTGGTGACTATGCAGGAGCAGTTGACTTTCATGTAGATAACATGACATCTGCACCTGATCCTAGAATAGATCATGTACTAGAACATCTACACAATCTTGAAGCTAAGATTGATCAGATTATTTGTGATTGTAATCACCACAAAGAACCTCCTACTTATGAAGGACATGTGGTACTACATGCTACACAACAACCACCTGTATAGTACAGCAAAAATCAACTTTTGATTCCATGATTCCCCGAAAATTTTTTCGGGGAATTTTTTTGTGAAAAAGTCGCTCAGACTTCAGTTTGTTTTAGTCTCTTGGATATGAATCCAGTTGAGTCTGAGTATAGATTGCCTTGTTTAAATTCTTCTACAAAAATATTGAAGTAATCTAGTTTTAATATATAAATCTCTCTTTTCTTTTCATTCTCTGCAACTTCATGTTCATATGCTGTTACTGCTTTTGATACTGTATTACCAGGAACAGTAGTGGTTTGAGAACCATCTGAATATGTGAAGGGAGAATCATAAAAATTTTTATCAACTGTTAGTCCACCCTTTAAAGCAAGAACATCTAGACCATCAACTTTTCTACCAGATTTTGTTTCAATAGTCTCATAGTGGTGGATCTTTGAGTATGCATTATTAATTCCTTGATCATCTAACCCATAGGTATCTTCAATGTATTTGTCTAGTGTGTAATTATCTAGAGGAAATGAAAACAGAGGATTGATGAAGTTGTTTGTCAATATGATAACCCAATCGTAGAAAGGACTACCATAATAATCATTAGCAATAGTTTCTATACTAATACCATCTTCAACTGAATACTTGTTATAGAATGTAGCATACCCAAATGCATCTTCACTGATAGTATATCTTCGGAAGAAATTCTTTGCTGTTACAAAGTCTGCTTCAGAAAATGGGTAGTTGATTGGTTTTGTATCGTACTTTATGTCTGGTACTAGTGAGAAATACATTAGAATCCTGCTGCTATATCTGATTTGAATAGAATTTTGCTCTCTAAGAAGTTGAGAGTTAGTTCTGTTGCTACTGGTTCACCATCTCTGTATGTAGCATATGTTCCATCGGATGTGTAGTTAACACCAACCTTTCTGATAGCACATGGTTTAAATTGTTGCATCTTACGATTAACGTCACCACCACGCATGAATGTAAATTTACATAGGTAAGGAACTCTCATGAAGTTTTGCTTACCAAATGCTTCATATTTTTGCCCTTTGTTCGTTCCTTCACTCCATGCTTTTGATTTGTTAGATAGCACTTGATTCTCATTTCCACCCCATTGAGGTACAGAAGCAAATCTAAACATGTATACAATCTTTTTAATTATTTCTGCTTCTTTTTTACTTCTTGGTATCATTTTATATGTGAAACCAATTTCTCTTAGTTCAGGTGTATCGTATAATATTTCTGCGTTTGGATTGAGTACTATACCTTCTGTTGATCCAGTGATGTCACCAAGACTTATGTTACCACCAACACCAGGAATTTTATTTAATATTTGTGTTTGTAGTGAACCAATAGCTGCTTTTACATTACCATCTAGGTCACTTATTCTTGCTGCAACTTCTGCAAAGTTACCGCCAGCAGCACCAGCAATTGCTGCTCTACCAAGAGCACTGAATTGTTTACCATTCCATGTTTGTTGAAGATCATTACCTAGATCTTGTGGCATTGGTAATACAACACCAGAGCACGTGCCACCATCAACTTCAATATCTTTTACCTCTATTTGTGTAGATGCTGCATAGGATGCTTGACTGTAAGATCTGAGTTCATTTGGTTTATTTGTTTTTCTTTGTGAATCTTTACTGAAAGGTGGTATATATTTGCCAAATTGAAAGAACACATAATCATTTGTAGCATCTAATAAAGTATCTGATGGATACCTAGCAGTTTTACCAGTTGTATCTGGTGTAGATCCTTTAATTGGACCTATTGTAAGTAATTTTTCTAAATCTTCTGCATCTTGCTTTACTTCAGAAGCAGATTCAGTTAAGTTTAGGACACCTTCTCTGTCAGCTATGTAAGCAAATTGCCTAGATTTTTCTAAGGTTGCTAGGTCTTCAAATTTCCAATAACCACCGAAGTTTCCTGACTCTGACGATATTCCAGCAGGACCACCATAAAAGATCCATGCACCAGATGAATCTTTCCAGTAATGTCCTCTCTGAAGGTTGTCTCTAGGAGCAGGGAATTGCGATCCATCTACAAACTTTTCACCACCGTCAGTTGTTCCTGTTAATGCCATGTGTTAGTTTCCTTTTGCCATTTCTCTGCTTTGTAAGCTACCGTAACCATGAATGATTCTCTTGTCTCTGATCCTATCGTAAGCACCACCTTTTGTCTCTTCCCATACCATCTCTTTGGTATAAGACATACGACCTGCTTTACCCTTCACATTTCTAACAAAGTTTTCTATAGGTAATAGTATAGCGGTTGCCCATTCATCAGATGCTAAGTCTAAAAGATATCCATCTATGTAACTATTAAGATATTTATGGAAGCAATTCCTAGGAATATCAATTCTTCCTTCCATCAGTCTCTTGATACACCACACTCTTCTCTTTGGTGACAAGTAATGTAGGTTAGCACCCCAGAACTCTCCTCTACTTGCTTTTACCACATAAACAAGCGGAAATGAGTCATAGTATGGTAGTTTCTTCTTAAATTTTGCTTGGTATTCAAAGAGATATAGATGTCCTACTACAGGGAACTGTCTTAGTTCATTTTTATCTTGTTGTGCTTCTGATCCATGACGTTCTTGTTGTTCGTCAAATATCATTCTTTGTGGTGCTTTGAGGTATCCAAATGCTTCAGTTTTTACTGTATTCCTATACCACAACCAAGTTTGTTTTTCTCCTTTTGCTTTTACTTTGACCTTTTCAAAGATGGTTTCGTAACCAGGATCCTCAACGAGGGTGGGTCTTTGAATGTCATAAAAGCCATAATAGCTGTCCATTGCTCTCCTATACTGCTAGATGATCTTCTGTGAGTATTAAAAATTTCATTTGCCTATCGTCACAGTAGTTCTCAGCAGCATTCCACTTTGCTTTATTTTTAGCGAATGTTAGAACAGCGTTTCTATAGGCTTTAGTTCTCTTATCCTTACCATATGGGGGTTTAGTTTGTTTCTTAGGTTTGATTTCTACTATGTATTTTGATATTCTTCCGCTTTTTTCACGTACCTTAATATAGAAGTCGGGATAATATCTGTGTGATCTACCATCTAGAGGTGATCTATATGGTATTGCTATTTCTTCACTACCCCACTCTAATATAGAGGGTGTACTGTCACAATATTTCATATATTTTTTCTCCCATAGTGATCTGTACACTATACGAGATGGATTCCCACGATATTTCTTGGGATTTACTGGTTTGTATAATCCTGAATATGCCATATATAATATAGGAAATCACGTATCTATTTAGAGTGGCAAGAGTAACAAAGATAAATGAATTCATGGAAAGGATTGGTGCTAAGGGAGGTATGTCCTTTACCACTGGTTATAATCTTGAGTTTGATTTTAATACAGGAAAATCTGAAAGTGTGCCAGCATTTGTAGAACAATATTATAATGATACAAATGATAATAAGAATGTAGTTAATATGCTATGTGATGAGGCACAGTTGCCAAACGTAGTTGCTACTACTGGTACTGTTACTGGTAGATATCTTGGTGAAGGTTTGATTAATTATCCACACACGAGGTCATATACTGATTTAGGTTTAGGATTTATGTGTGATGCAGAGCAAATACCACTAAAATTCCTTAGTTCATGGTATGATTATATTTTTGGAGAAACTGTTGATACTTTGTATAAGTACGATGGTTCAATGGAACAAGCATTGACATTTTCTCCTAGAGACACAAATCGTACAAATAGGTTGAATTATATTAATAATTATGTTTGTAATTTGAGAATTATGAAGACAGAACCAGATAGTAGGTCATCTTCTGGTAGAGTACCCATAACATATATTTTAGAAAATTGTTATCCATATTCTATTGATGCTGTTCCTCTTGCTTATGGTAGTTCACAGTTGACAAGAGTGACCGCTAGCTTCTATTATACAAGACATACTATCTTACATGGTCGTAAGATTTCCAGTACAGGTACTGATTTAAGTCAAAATTTTGTAGATTCTGAAGGTAATTTAAATCTTACAAGTTCTGGTACTGGGTAGCAAATTCGGTTTTTCAATTCCATAAAACCCGAAAAAATTACTCGGCAAAAATTTCGTTAAAAAAGTTGAATGAATTTCCAAACTATAGTACATGATGGATTTTTTAACAATCCTGATAAAGTGAGAGAATGGGGTCTAACCTTAGATTATCAACATTTTGATGGAACGTATCCTGGTGTTAGAACACGTTGTACTAAATTTATTCATAAAAAATTCTATGAAGCAACTGCATCTAAGTTAATATCCTTGTGGGGTGTCTATGATAGAAAAGATTGGGATATTCAGTTACAATTTCAGAAAATAAAGAGATTTAGTGATAATCCAGACATGAATGTAGGTTGGATTCATCAAGATGTTGAAACAGAAGCAGCTGCTGTGATATACTTAGATCCTAATGCAGATTTAAATCATGGTACTTCGCATTATAGGACAAATGCTAAATTTGATACTCATACAGATTATCCACATGACAAGGAAGCTTATACTAAGGTTCTTGGTGAAAAACAAAGTAGAGATCCAGAGGATCTAAGACGTTATCTTGAAAATGTGAAATATCATAATTCTAGGTTTGATCGTACTTTAGAGGTAAATAATGTTTATAACAGAGTTATCGCATATGACGGAGCTCAATGGCATGGTCAAACATCTTTTCATATGGATAATGATGATGATTTTAGATTGACTATAGTTGCATTTGTTACAAGTATATCACATCCTGGAACAAAAAGGTTCTCATTAAAGAGTCGCTATATATAAAAAATATGTTACTATGACTGCTCCTACACTAACTGATCTTATATATTTAAAGAAGAATTATCTAACTGAGGATCAATGCCAAACTATTATTAATGAGTATGAGCAAGGTCCAGATTTTCAACAAAGAGAAAGTTGCTTTCATGCTTTTACTGGTGTAGAGACAACTTCTACTTTTACAGTTAAAACCTCTCAGATAGGTAGTGAGAGTTTTAATATAATACATCAAACTGTTGAGAATATAATTAATGAGTATCATGATTACCTTGATACCTTTAATGCTTTTCATGTTTCTAGAAGAGCTAGTATGTTATATCCTCATAAGTATCGTATTATGAAATATAATAAGGGTGCTTGGATACACCCTCATGTAGATGATGATGCTTCTGGTATCAATGGTAGTTGTACTATTAATTTAAATAGTGATTATAAAGGTGGTACATTTGCCTTTTGGGGTGGTAAGCATAAGGTTAAGTTGGGGTTGGGTGATGTGATGATTTGGCCAGCAGACTATTCTTTTTGGGTACATGAGGTAGAAGAGATTACAGAAGGAACTAGATATTCTGCAAATTGTTTCTTATGTGAGAGACCAAAATTGGATTATCCAAGAGATGTTACGTATAAAGTCAAGGGTAGCGATGTTGGAATCGGATATTAAATTCTGTAAAATTCATTATATATAAATACACGACTTGAAATTGTTTTTATGGCATTACCAAAGATAGGGTATCCTACATTTGAACTTGAATTACCCTCTACAGGCAAAACTGTTAAATATCGTCCATTTCTCGTAAAAGAGGAAAAAGTGCTTTTAATGGCACTTGAAGCAAAGGATGAGAAACAAGTAATTACTGGTGTTAAGGATTTAATTAAAAATTGCGTTATTTCACGAATTAAGGTAGATCAACTACCTAGTTTTGATTTGGAGTATCTATTTTTAAAGATCAGAGCAGCATCTATTGGAGAAGTTATCACTCTTAATGTTACTTGCCTTGATGATAATAAGACTCAGGTAGAAGTACAAATAAACATTAATGATGTTGAAGTTGTTAAACAGGAAGGACATGATCCTAAAATTATGCTTTCTGAGAATTCTGGTATTATTATGAGATATCCTAGTATGCAACAATTCATTGAAAGAGAGTTTTTACAAAAAGATCTTAAAACTGAAGAGGTTTATGATTTTATTGCAGATTCTATAGATCAGATTTTTGATGAAGATGAAGTATATGATTCAACTACTACTACAAAGAAGGAATTCCGCACATTTGTAGATAGTTTGACTACTAAGCAATTTGAGAAGATACAGCAATTCTATGAAACTTGCCCTAAGTTGAGTCATAGATTTACTGCATTAAATCCTAATACTGGCAAGGAATCTGAATATACTATTGAGGGGCTGCAGAGTTTTTTCGCATAGCACTCTTTCAAAATAACTTGGAGGGGTACTATAGAATGAACTTTGCTTTGATGCAATACCATAAATATAGCTTGACGGAGATTGAAGATATGATCCCGTGGGAACGGGAAGTATATACAACATTCCTTATGCAGTATCTTGAGGAACTTAAGCAAAAGCAGGAGCAAGCAAAAGCAGGTAACTAATGGCAACTCTTACACAAACAGCTCAAGGAGATTTAACTAGTTTTATTGCTGGTAAGATTTTTGAGCGTGTAAAAGAATCATTGGATAAAAGAGGAACTCCTAAAGGTTCTCCAGAAGTAGAAAAAGCAATTAAAAAATTTGAAGAAGAGGAAGAAGGAGATGTTCATTCTATTCCTGTTGTAGATGAAAAATTAAGAAGACAAGTAGCTAAATTATTTGGTACTAATTTAGAGATCAAACTAGTACAATTAGAAGGTAAAGTTGAGAAAACAAATACTGCTATTAAAACCATTAATGGTTCTATTCAGGATACACAGAAATTAATAATAAATCAGAATCAGATATTAGAAGATAAGTTTGATAAGTTATTGGAAGTACTTGGAGTTCAAGTAGAAGAAGAGAAGAAAAATAAGGATAAATTACAAGGTGATAAGATAGGAGTAGATATATTTGATCAAGATAAACAATATGGCAGTTCTCCATTGATGAATATGATGAGAGCTGCTGCAAAATCAGGAAGTGGGTTATTTGGGTTTTTGGCAAGAAGAGCAGCAGCAAAAGTTGGTTCACGAATAGTTAGAGGTGCTGCTAGAAGATTTATCCCAAGAAGGATAAGAGCAAGGGGTAGAATGTTAAGGCGGTTGCCTAAGAGAGCACAAAAAAAGGTTACGACAGCAGTTTTAAAGAGAATAGTTGGTAGAGAAACTTCAGAACAGGTAATGAAGAGGGTAGCAGCAAAAACTGCTGGTAAGGTAGCTGTTAAAAAAGTTCCTATACTTGGTCTTGCTGCTGCTAGTATATTTGCTATTGAAAGAGCAATGAAGGGTGATTATGATGGTGCTGGACTTGAGATAATGTCTGGTCTAGCTGGTACTCTTCCTACTGTTGGAACTGCTACATCTATGGGTATTGATGCGTATATTATAAAGAGAGATGTTGAGAGAGAAATCAGAGGACAATCTTATGCTAGTGGAACTGGTAGGACTGAAAAAGGACCAGCAACTCTACATGGTACTGAATTGATTCTTGGAAAGAAAGATATTAAAGATATTTCTTTGGGATTTAATAATGCTATTGGACTTATTGGATCTGTTTTAACGTCTGTATCTCTTGATGTGGCATCTGCTGCTGGAGCAGAGCATGAAGTAAGATCTCTTATTACTGATCAAGGGTTAAATGGTTTTGATAGATCTCTTAAATATTCATCAGATTTAGGGAAGGTTCGTACAAATAATCTAGATGTCAAAGCTATTGATGCTATTGCTTCTTTAAATTTACCATTTGTAACAAGGGATGAAGGACAAGGGGATCAAATTGAAAAGGATTTAGGCAGAAAATGGTATAAACCTTGGACTTGGATGAGAAGAAGAGGTGGTAGTGGTACTGTACCTAGTATTGAGATGCAGTTAAATTCACTTATAGACAAAACTGGAGAACCAGGAGTGGATTTTACACCCACAGGTATTGATAATAGAGCATTATTTGATGGTCAAGTAGTTGAAATTGGATATCAATATGATAAAGAAAAACAACGTGGTTATGGTAATTATGTTGTTGTTAGAAGTGAGGATCCTAAAAATGGTGAGCAGTTTGATGCTCTTTATGCTCATATACCTACAAATGCCATTTATGTTAAGGAAGGAGATCAGTTAAAAGTTGGTGATAGAATAGGTAGGATGGGTACTGAAGATGACAATCAAGAGGAAATTGGTAGTATTGATGGTACTCATATGAGTGTAGATTTTTTTAAAGTAGGATCTAGGGAACCATATCCTCATTGGAAATCAAATATACTACCATTAGTAGATACTAAGTTTGGTGAAGTTAAGTTAAAGAAACAAAATGTTAATCCTGATTTAAAATCTACAACAATAGAAATGTTAACTCGTTATGAGAATTTTGAACCTAATGCTTATGATGATGGAACTGGTGTTTGGACTGTTGGTTATGGTGCTACTATGATTCGTGATGAAGATAGTGGTGTAATGAGACCTGTTAGAGAAGGAGATACGGTTACTAAAGAAGAAGCAAAGCTGATGAAGAGAAGAGATTATTGGATACATTATGACAGAGCAGAGAAAGATTTGAATACTGTAGGATTATCATTACAAGATTTACCAGTTCGTGTTGCTGCTCCTTTAGTATCTGCTGCATTTAATTATGGATCTCTCTATGGTGCTCATAAAGGTACTGATACACCAGTTGAAATAAATGGTAAAATTGTAAGATTCACCAAGTCTCTTCCTGAGATGGTGAGAGATGCTTATAAATCAGGTGATTATACTGCTATTGCTGATCTATTTGAATATAATCTTGGTGCTTTAGACGATGGTGGTCTAAATCTTAATAGAAGACGGTCAGAAGCTAATATTATTAGAAGTGGTACTGATATTAATAATCATTATGAACTTCAAAATCTGGATTTACCAATGTCCTTTTTCCCTAATCAGAATAGGAATTTGTTAAATGCTAAATTGGATTCTGATAGTAAAGAACTTGAAGAATTATTTGAGAAGATATCAAGTGCTGGACAACCTATTATAGTGTTAAATACACAAGTAATAGCAAAAGGATCAGATACAACTGATATAAGTAAGATAGGTCGTAAAATTGATTGGAAAGATCAATATAGAATAGCATCACTAGGATAATTAAATGGCATCTTTACAAAAGACATATTCAGGAGATTTAACTCAAAGCATTGCTAGGAGATTGTCTGCTATTGTTGCTAGTGCTGCTGGAGATGCAGCAACAGTAAGGAATGACGTAGAAAAACATATTATTGCACAAAATCTTAAAGCACCAGACCGTCCTTTTGATCCTCAATTTCGTAGAACTCTTAAATTACCATTTGGATTTGAAATAAAGGGTGGAGATTATTTTGGACAAGCATTAAGACATAAATTTACACCAAATCCACTTGGATTTTTTGGTTCAAGATTTCAGAAAAAACCTTTTAGTGAGGTAGTACAACATCCATTTTTTAAAGGTCAATCTTATCCATTTTCTAGTCCAGTAGGTCCATTTAAGACCAATGCTGCTACACAGGCAAAATTGGCAGGACAACCATTTCATAATGTTGCAGCTGGAGCAGATTTAAAGTATCAGAAACCTATAACCCGTGGTGCATCATATGGTCCAGTCTTACCATCATTGCAAGGAACTGGTAAGGGTCAAGCAATTGAAGTTAAAGATCCTAAACTAGGTAAGTTCTTTACAGCAGTATCAAGGTCATTAAGTGCCAGTATTTTAGGCATGACCGAGAAAATGGACAGTAATGAGGAATCATTAATTAGTGCAAAGGATGGTATATTAGGAACGGTTAAGAAGTTAGAATATAGTTCACAAACTTTAGAAGATAAATTAGATGCTATTATTAAAGCTTTAAGAGAACAAAATAGAAATGCTTTTATTGCCGAAGATAATAAAGAAGCAGCAAGGACAGATGCAAATGTAAAACTTCAGAAGATTCAGTATGAAGGTGAGGTAACACAGAAGAAAGATGAGGATGATGCTGAGTTTGCTATTAGAGATGCTATTGATGAAGCACAGGATGAAGATAAATTTTCTCCATACCCCACAGATACTGGTGATATGTGGAGGAATAAAGATGTCACACAATTGGCAAGAGGTGGTATTGTAGATGGTCCTCAAAGTGGTTATCCTGCTATACTTCATGGCAGAGAAGCAGTAATTCCTCTTGACACACCATTTACTAGACAGAATTATGCTGCTGGAACATTAGGTGTGAATAAACCTTTGACCAATACTGTTATGAGAGATGAGACTACTGCACCATCATTTGAAAAATTTGTTCCTAATATGTTTAAACAGATTATTGAATCTAAGGTTACAGACTTACCTAATATTAAAGAAACAACAGAGATGCTTGGAAAAGCAGTTGAGTTGCCAGTAAAAGCAAGTGGTTTGGTTGCTTTTAATGTCTTAGGTAAGGCACTAAGTGGTATGAAGACGTTAGCAGGTGATGTTACAACTCCTCTTAAGCAAGTTCTATCTCCATTAACTGCTTTTGGTGTTCAGAATAATGTTATTAATTCATTGACTAGAGATTTAAATGTTGGTGGTGCTGCTGTAAAACGACAAGAAAGAAATAAACAACTAGGAGCAGATCAGAAACAAGGGAATATGTTGACTAGATTCTTTAATAAGATAATGAGTATAGTTAATCCCCCACCACCACCAGATAATAAAGATAATAAAAAAGATGGTGAAGGTGGTCCTGGATATGTTGGAGGTGGTGCAAAGTATGTTGGTGGTGGTAATGTATTTGAAGGTGCTAAGAACTGGTGGAACAGGGGAAGAAATGTAAGAGTGGGTGGAGAAAATACTGCTCGTTGGTTTGGTAAAGGTGGTCTATTGGCAGATGATGCTAAACAACTCACTAGAACTAATAAAGCATTTAAATCTGGTGCTGGTGGTATTAAAGGGTGGAGACCTTTGAAGGCATTTACACCAGATATGGTAAAGACTGGTCCTACTCCTGCTGTTCGTCAGGCATTTGAAAGACCTATTAGATCAGTGAAGGGTTTAGGTACAGTTAAAGGAGGTCTTGTTACTTTAATATTAAATGAGTTGATGAATCCAGCACCATTAGCAGATGGAACTTTAACTGGTAATATGAATGTAGTTAATTCATCACAGTTTAATCGTACTGACAGAACTGATAAGATGAATAATTTTGTTGAATTACGATCAATTGAGAATCAAATATCTAAGATTAATAATTTTGAAGCACAGCAATCTAAGATTATTCAAATAAATAATGGCGGTGTTACAACAGAAGAAAAAGAAAGTTCATTGAATCACATTGCTAATAATCCTGATACAACAATGGATGTATTTTTTCCTTCACCATATAATTATTAAGCATGACAGAGACTAAACCATATGCTTCATCGCTTAGTACTAAAGCAATAGCAATATTTAAAGTAGGTGAAGATAAACCATATGCTAATATAACAAATTTAGTAACTCACTTCTATCATATGGAGGATATCATGTCTCCTGCATTTGAGGGGAGAATGGTTATAGTTGATAATGCTACCAGTCTTGTTAGTAGTATGCCTATTCAAGGTAATGAAAAGGTTACTGTAGAGGTAGAAGATACTTTTGGTGAAAGTTATACATATACCTATCGTGTATGGACAGTTGTTAATAGGGTTAGTGCTGATAGAAAGCAGATATACACATTGGGTCTTATATCAGAAGAAGGTTTGTTAAATGAAGGCATAACCTTAGAGATGGGACAAGGTGGTAATATATCTGCACTAGTTGATAAGATAGTTAGTGAGAATTTTGATACTGAAATTGTTAATAACGAAACCTCAAAGACTTGGACAAAACTTATTCCTAAAAGACAGACACCATTTTCTGTTATAAGATCAGTACAAACAAAAGCAATACCATCAACAAAGAATAATAAAAAGGGTACTGCTGGATTTTTGTTTTGGCAGACAAGAGATGGATTCAATTTCAGATCTTTTGATGGATTGATTGTAGATAATGAAGATATACCAGAAAATGAGTGGTTTTATTATACTATGGGTAAGAGGGATGATTCAAGCAGTAATATAATACAAGAGATTTCATACGTTACTGAAATTGATCTTATGAAAAAATTGAGGGAAGGATCATATTCTTCACGTGCTTGTTATTTCAACATAAATACTGGCAAGTACAAAGAGTCAGTGTATAAACTGGACGAAGTATGGGAACAGATGGAGCATTTAGGAAGTCAAACACAACTACCTAAAGGTTATAGAGCATCTGTTGAACTCACTGAATCACTACCCACTAGAGTGATGTCATCTCTTGTTAGTAATGAGTTTTGGTATAGTGGAGGCGGTTCTGCTGCTGGTGATGATAGTAATAATTTAAAAGACTATCAAGACTTATATCTCCAACAAGCTATAGCAAGAGCAGGTCTTATGTTCAATCAACATTTAAAAATATCTATTACAGGACATTTAGAAATTCAAGCAGGTGACTGCATAGAAATTAGAATGCCTAGTCAAGAATCTGAAGTGTTGAAAGAAGAAGGTGATACTTGGGATCCAGAACATAGTGGAACCTTTTTAGTTAAGAGAGTCACACATCAATGCCATATTGCTGGCGATCAAGCATACTCTGTGCTAGAATTGATACGAGACTCCTACGGGATCAAAAACAAAGAATCTAAGGTAACATAAAACTATGGAATCAATAGAAGCACACATTAAAAAAGATAAAGAATTACTTGATGATCCAACTCTTAATCCTGCTGCCAGAAGGCATTACAAGGAAGAGTTGCATGATCTAATAGAATATGAAGAGCATCATCACGATGAGATTGTAGCAGGAGATCACCATGATCCAAACTGCTTAGAACTGTTCTGTGATCAAAATCCAGACGAACCTGAGTGTTTAGTATACGATGACTGATTCGGCATTAAATAGTTTATATCCAACAAATAATATCGGTAGTAGTTTCAATTGGTTTATAGGACAAATTGAATCTGATAAAAAAGATGATCCCAAGGGATCTGGTAGATATCGTGTACGTATTGTTGGACACCATCCAGAGACATGCGATATAGTATCGTCTGAAACTCTTGGATGGGCTCAAACTATGATGCCTGTTACAAATCCACATACTCCTGGTGGTGCTACCTCTGTATCAGATCAACTTGAGTCTGGTACATGGGTAGTTGGTTTCTTTTTAGATAATGAAAAGCAGCAACCAATGATTATTGGTAGCATTGGTAGAGTTGCTAATTCATTTGGAGAAGGTGAAACTGAGGATCAAGATCCTACACCAGGCGAATCAAATTGTAAGTCATTTACAACATTTATTAAACCAAAGAATAAGCAAGCATTTGATCAATTTGAAACTACTATTGAATTAGATAGTACTGCTGCTGGTCATGCAGCAGATGGTACGGAAAGAAAAACAGATGATGGTCAGAATATTAGTGAATCGGAAACGATTTATTTGAAAAATAAATATGCTGCAAATAGTGAGACTAACTCTGCTGGTATTAATTGGTGTGTAGAAATCGCAGATACCTGTGGTAAGGAAACCAACATGGATAAGACTATGGGTAGGTTGTTCCAAGAGATGCTTTATGAGACACAACGTAATAATGGTAAGTTAGGTACTTATTTGGTTGGTGAAATATCTGGTGATTTAACTGATGCTGTTGGAATTGGTAGGAAGTATGTAACTAAAGCAAAGCAACTTATAAGAACCTTTGTTGCTTCTGTTAAGGGATTTATTATTGAAAAGATGAGATGGGCTGTTAAAGAATTGACTGATGCTTTGTTGTATCCAGATGATGTAAAAGGAAATTCATTATCAAAAGTAACTAAGTTCTTTAATAAGTATCTTAAAAAAATTGGTTGTGAAATGGCAGACCTTGGTGATAGGTTGGCAGAGTTTATAGAAGATATAATTTTTGGTTATTTGTTTAATATCTACAAGCAAACAGCATGTCAGGTTGATAAGTTTGTAAATGGTATTCTTAATAAGATTCAGTCATTAATGACTGATCTTTTAAACAGTGTCTTAGGACCGATACAAGATCTTCTTGGTGCAATTGCAGCACCGTTTAATATCCTTGGTGATGCTATCAATTATGTCTTGAATATTCTTGGAATTACATGTAGTGGACCTGATAAAAAATGTAACAAGAAAACAGTTGTTTGTACTGATTGTCGTGCCGAAGATAGAGATGATTTTCTTGATGATTTGCTTGAAAGTTTAGATGATGCTCCAAAAGATTGGAATCAATATGCATGTAAAGATTCTTTTGAAGGTAGGACTATTCCTAAAACATCAGTTTCATTTGTTGGTGGTATACAAGATGTTCCAGCAGGTGATTTTATAGCATATAGTATTAATGATATTTACGTTAAGGAAGGAGAGATTGCAGAATTTACTGTAAAAAGAGCAGGTAATACTGATATTGTATCAAGTGTAGGTTTTTCAACTAGAGATGGTACAGCATTAAAAGTAAGTGATTATGAAGAAACTGATGGTATCATAGGTTTTGTTAGAGGTCAGACAGAGAAAACTATTCAGGTTAGAACATTCCAAGATACAGAAGTTGAAGGTAGAGAAGATTTCTTTGTAGTAATAAACAAAGATACACCTGGAAATATAACAGCTGTTACAGATAAGAATGTAGGAAGATGTGTTATTAGAGCACAAAATGCTCCACCAGATCCTGTAGAAGCTGGTGGGTTTGAGGGTATACTTCCATCAAATCCTACAGGTGGATCATCAAATCCTGCTAACCCTAACATATTCCCAGATACAGTTGAACCCGATGCTCCAAATGGATCTGAAGATGATACTGATGATAGTTTTACTGATGAGTTAGCAAGAAGATATAGTGTTGTAGCAGATAGAGAATCTGTTAAAGAGGGTGAGTTTATTACTTATACTATAACTACTGAAAATGTTCCAAATGGAACTGTCTTATCCTATAGATTATTTGGTACTGATATTACTCCATCTGATATGGTAAACTTTACTTTAGGTGGTTCGTTTACTATTAGTGAAAATTCTGCAACAGTAGTTGTTGGAATTAATGACGATGAAGATGATAGAGAATTTGATGAGACATTAATATTTGCTATTAATGGAACAGGTGCTAGAGCAAGTGTTCTTATATTATCAGATACTGCTTCATTTACACCGTTAGAGAAGTTGCAAGCAGAGGATGGTTCAACAGTTGTACCACCAGATAGAAAACCAATACTACCAACAGTAGGTCCGATTATTACAGGACCAGGTGGTGAGATTATTGATGTTCCTGTTGAAGATCCTGGTGATAGATATACAGAACCACCTGCTGTTTTCATTACTGGTGCTGGAATTGGTACAGCAGCGATTGGTTTACTTGATGATAATGGATACTTATCAGAAATACGTATTACTGATCCAGGATTTGGTTTCAAACTTAATGAACCTACTGTTGCAAAGAAAGAATGTATCATAGATTCATTTACCATGATAAGACCAGGTAGAGAATATACATCTGCTCCAAAGGTTTATATTAATGGTGACGATACTATTGCAGAAGCAGTAGTTGAAAATGGTCAGGTTATTAGTGTTAGAATTAAGAATAGAGAATTAACATTTGATTCATATCCAACTGTTCTTATTCTAGGTGGTGGTGGATATGGTGCAACATTCCTACCTTCATTCTCGTGTCTAGAACCAGAGGCACGTGTCAAGGTTGGATCTGCCAAGATTGGTACTGGTTCTTATATTGATTGTCCATAGAGGTATATTATGTCAGAACCATCACAGTCAACTAAGGAATGGCAAAAAGGTAAGGTTAATGAAGTTCTTGGATCTAATACTCCAAAGGCAGGTATAACTGGAGTTATTCGTAAGAGAACACCATTATTACCACAGGATGAGGAAGAAGAGAAGAAAGTACAGAGAACTATTAAAATCCATGTAGCAAGTGAGAATTACACTGTCATGGAAGATGGTGTAGTTACTAGTCCTAATGGAACAGATCTTAATATTGTTAATAAGAAGAGTGGTGTCGGATTTATTATAAGAAATAATGGCGATATCATGATACAGTCAGGTGGTGGAGAAGGTGGTAAGTATTGTGGTGGTAGATTTCTTATTAATAGTAAGGGTGGACAATTAGTAAAGAGTGGACCTGTTGTACAGGAAATTACATCACAAGGAAAGAGTGCTGTTGAAGGTGAAGGAGGAGAAGATGATAAAGATCAGATAGGATCTGCTAAGACTGTTTGGGGTAATGATACTGAGGAAATTCATGGTAACAAGCATATAAGAGGAAGACAAATTACCATAGATGCTGGTGATGTCCTAACTCTTATGGCAAAGGAGAGTATTATTCTACAGGCAGGACCAGAAGGTGGTGGTGAGATACAATTGAATGCTGGTTTGTTAAAAACAAAAGCAGAAATAATAGAGAGTCTATCTGTTAAAGAAGATATTGTTACCAAAGAAAGAACACTCACTCAGTTTGATCCACGTGGATCTGATAATTTTATTTCAGTTGGTCATCGTAATGTTAGATGTTTGGGTGATCTTAATGTAGATGTTGGTGGTATCATTAGTACAAAGATTATGGGAGGAACTCCTTGGCCACCTTTAGTTAAGGGTACTAAAAGAAAGAGTTCTTTGAATGTGTCTGTTATGAAAGGAAATATTAGTATGATGACAAATATTGGTAGTATGTTGATGTCTGCTGGTGCTGGTTCTGCTGCTTTAATACCACCAAAACCTGGTGCTTTTACTGTTACTGCAAAGACTTCTATCAAACAAGAAGCAAAGACTGCATTTACAGCAAAAGCATTAGGTTCTGAATTCTCAATGGGTGGTGGTGATGCTACAGATCCTACAAGTGGTGCTGCTATAGGTGGTGAAATTGAATTGAGTGCTGCAATGAAGTTAACCTTAAAAGCACTTCAAGGTGCTAGTCTTACCTCTGGTAATGGTCCTCTTGTGATAACTGGTACTCCCATTTACCTTAACTAGTGTGCCAGTTAGTAAACTGTCACAAGGGGGGTTGACCGATCCCAAAGAAAATATTATTATGTATAAATAACTTTACATAACAACAGGCCCGAAACTATCGTACCCTGTGGAGATGTAATATAGATCCCATGTCGGGGATCTTATCATCCGCAGGGTCTTATTGTATCCTTGCGAGACACTTTAACAAAAACATGTCTATTAAATCAACAATCGCAGCTGTAGCTGCATCACCTTTCCTTCTCGCTGGAGCCGCTTTTGCTGGTCCTTACGTGAATGTTGAAAGCAACTTGTCTTATCCTGATGGAGATTATTCTTCTGCTGCTACTGATATCCACATTGGATACGAAGGAACAGTAAGCGAAGGTAAGATTGCATACTACGTACAAGGTGGTCCTTCACTAGCACACACTGAGTCTACTGACGATACAGAAACAGAACTTTCTGGTAAGGTTGGTGCTTCTTACGGTGTAAACGAAGATCTTGCTCTTTATGGTGAGGTTTCTGGTGCTTCTAACGGTGAAGACGCTTCTGGCGACAACATCGTTGACTGGGGTGCTAAGATCGGTGCTAAGTTCACTTTCTGATTCAGTAAGTAACGAAGTGTATAGGAGGGGTTGCGACCCCTCCTTTTTTATGCTATACTACAATCATGGATAAACCTGTAACAAATAGAGACATAATGAATGCATTGACGAAAGATGGAGGACCACCACTTCCTGAGTGGGGTCCAAATAGAGTAACAAAAGTACGTGCTCAAGTAAAAAGTAGATTCTATTATCTGTTCTGGGGTATTGCAACAACATCTGTAGTTCTTGGTCAACTATATGTTGGTGCAGGATATAGAGCATATGCAAGTGCATTACTCAGGATCTTTGATAGTATTGAAGTTGAAGTAGGAAAAACTTATAACAACGAAAGGTTTTATTGATGACTATTGAACCATATGATGATACTGGAGTCCATACTAACGTACAGATCACTATTGATCTCAATGAGTTAGTATGGGCAAGAGGTGAGTATCTCAAGCAAGATATGTCTGTTAATCAAAACGATTATATTGCTGAGACCTTGCGTAGAACTTTAACATGGGATACAATGTATAGCATGATTGATCAAGCTATACTTGAATTCTTTGAAAATCATGAGCACCCTGAGATATGGGATCCTCACTATGGTGAGATTCAACCTGAACCAGGACGTGAGAAAGAACTGCAAAATATAGAGAAGGCAGCAAAGGAAAGAGAGAAGGCAAGAAAAGAATTTAAAATGGTTGATCTAGTATCACCAGCATGGACAATTAAAGTACCTATGAGAATTAAAAAATGAGTTTTTCAGCAGATTTGAAAGAGGGAACCAAAGAGTCCCATTCAGCAGCAGAGAACACTAAGTTCGTTGCATCCTTTCTTAGAGGTGTAGTAGATTACGAAGAGTATCGTAAATTACTTACCAATTTCTATTATGTCTATGACACAATGGAACAGAGAATCAGAGAGACAGAAGATCCAATGGTTCAAGCAGTTAGATCTGAATCACTTGAACGTAAGGAAGGTATTGAGAGAGATCTTGAATACTATTATGGTGCTGATTGGAAAGAGAAACAGATACCATCAGATGCATGTAACAAGTATTGCCATAGAATTAATGAAGTAGCAGAAGAGAATCCTTTTCTACTTGTTGCTCATCATTATACCAGATATATTGGTGATCTATCAGGTGGTAAGATATTGAAAGAGATTACAGCACGTGTTCTTAAACCACCAGTAGGTAAGGGACTAGATTTCTATGAGTTTCCTAGTATACCAGATGCTAAGTTGTTTAAACAAAATTATAGAGCAGTCCTTGATAACTTAGGTACAACTGTACCTCAAGAGAATGCTCTTATTGCAGAAGCAAATTATGCTTTTGAATTGAATATGAATATGTTTGATGAGATCAAAGGTAATGCTACCAAGTCATTCTTGAAGTTAGCTCTTAGTTATCTTGGATCATTTGTCAATGAGATGACTGTATCTAAGAGATATAGATAGGCATTAAAAAGACCCCCTTATGGGGGTCTTGATTTGCTTATTCTAGAATTGAATAACATATTCTTTTGTCTGAATGGGTTGCTTCTGCATCTATCATACAGTTGTAATAATCGTCTATCTGGTCTAGTTTATAACTAGCGTCTTCGGTGTCAAAGTGTTTCCACTCTGCTAATTGATTACTGCTTAAGATATTATGATGCATATGCACACCTCTGAATTAATTGGACTCA